TGGAATCCGGTGTTAGGATTTCATACGGAATCTTTGAGACGGATTATGACGAGGATTATATTTATTGTGTTCATCATACATCTGTTATTCAGGGGCAAACAAAAATTGGGGGGTCGGAAGATTTGCCGACCTCACCTTAAGGAGATAAAATAAAATGGCATTAGATTTAGCAAAGATGCGAGCGAAACTACAGGAATCTGAATCGGGTGGGAAGAAAAGCGATAATGCTTTTTGGCGACCAACCGAGGGGGATCAGGAGATTCGACTTGTACCAACCGAGGATGGAGATCCGTTCAAGGTTTTCCACTTTCATTATAACTTAGGTGACAATGTTCGTGGTGGTGTGTTGTGTCCCAAACGGCAGTTTGGTGATGCTTGTCCGGTTTGTGAATTCGCTTCACAACTATGGAAAGAGGGAACTGATGAGAGCAAGAAAATGGCAAAGAGCCTTTTTGTTCGTCAGCGATTTTTCACACCTGTAATTGTGCGGGGTGAAGAAGAAGCGGGTGTTCGCATCTGGGGTTATGGAAAGACAATTTACGAAGCGTTGCTTGGTTATGTTTTGAATCCTGATTATGGTGACATCACTGAGGTACAGACGGGAGTTGATTTTACATTGACTTACACTTTGCCGAAAACTAAGGGTGCATTTCCCGTAACTAATCTTGTGCCAAAGCGCAAGTCATCTGCGCTTGCCCCTAAAGGCGAGATCAAAGCTCTTTTGGATTCAATTCCTGATGTGGATGCTTTGTTTACCAAAAAAAGCACCAGTGAGGTTCAGGCGATTTTGGAATCGTATCTTGATCCTTCAGGCGGGACGATGGAGGCTGTTAGCCCCACCGAACCCTCCGGTGTTGATGATGCCATTCGGGAATTATCAGCGTAGTTAAAAAAACCTAAGTGGTTTTGAAAGCCCCGTGACTTTTTTGTTTATTGGTTTGTTCATCGAGCCACGGGGCTTTCTTTTTTGTAGGAGAGGGCATGATTATGAGCAACGGAAACTTATCATCGAAAGATATTTTAAAACTAATAAATAAAAAAGCGGGAAGAACGATTGCTTTTACCGGGGATCAAGAAAACCCCGCTGACGTAAGGGATTGGATCTCCACAGGCTCACGATGGCTAGACTCTATTACATGTCGTGGCCAACTCGCAGGTATTCCAGTTGGTCGCTGCACCGAGATTGCTGGCTTAGAAAGTTCAGGCAAGTCTTATATGGCTGGACAAATAGCGAGGGAAGCGCAGAAGAAAGATATTAAAGTTCTTTACTTTGATTCTGAATCTACAATGAGTAAAGAGTTCTTAGAGAAACTTGGTTGCACTGTAGATGGCGAGGATAGTGTTATCATAATCCAGCCTGATGATATTGAGCAGGTATTGGAATCAATGGAAACTGTTATGTCTGGTGATCCCGACACTCGTTTCTTATTTATTATTGACTCACTCGCGATGACACCATGTCGTGCGGATCTGGAAAAGGACTTCAATCCCCAATCTTCTATGGCCCAAATGCCTCGCGTGTTATCTCTAGGTATGAAGAAACTTGTGGTGTCTCTATCAAGAACGCAATCAACCTTATTGGTGCTGAACCAGCTTAAGACGAATATCAATGTCACCAACCCAATGATGATGCTTTCACAACCTTGGTTTACTCCTGGCGGGAAGGCGATGATTTATGCTTACTCATTAAGAATATGGCTTACGGGTCTAAAAGGAAAGAAGACTTTTGTAGAAGATGAAGCAGGGTTCAGAATCGGCAGCGAAGTGAAAGCCAAGCTAGAGAAATCTAAGTTTGGAACACAGGGTCGTATTTGTAATTTTAAAATTCTATGGGGCGGAGAGGTGGCTGGTATCCTCAATGATGAATCCTTATTGACTGCGATCAAATCTTCGGACAAGCTAAAGAATAGTGGCGCGTGGTTTACGCTTGATGGATACGATAAAAAATTCCAAAGTGCAACCTTCCCTAAGCTAATGCAGACCGACGAAAAGTTTGCCCAAATTGTTTATAAGATTATGGACGAAGAAGTCATTCGTAAATTTGAAACCAAGACTGGCAACTCAGAAGACTTTTATGGCGATGAGGTGGAGGGGCAGAAAAAAGATGAGTAGACCTAGCTGGACACAATATATCCCCGACGAAAGAACAAAACAAAGACGGACAGACAAAACGGAGGATCTGTTGGAGCAGAACACACGCAGACTAGAGCAAGAAGCTTGGCGTGAAATGAAGGAGAAGGAAGAATTACTAAATAAGGTGAAAGAATTATGCCCTGGTCCATTTGCGCCAAATTTATGGCACAAGCAAAATATGATTAGGCTATATTTTATGGATGGCTCCTTCCTCACTCTCAATAAACAGATGGTTTTATCTTATAATACAGAGAAATCTGCGCTTGACCTACGAGCAGTGTCTCGCAACACGGGTCAGATGTTTGGGTTTCTAAAGAAGCATTTCCCCGATAATTTCAAGAAGGACAAAGCGCGATGGCGAACAAAATCTTAATCATCGACGCGATGAATACATTCATTCGTAACTATGTTATGAACCCTAGCATTAGTGCCACGGGATCACCCATCGGAGGAACGAAAGGTTTCTTGATGTCCTTACAAAAGACGGCACGAGAGATAAATCCAGATAAGATAATTGTTGTTTGGGACGGTGGAGGTGGTAGTGCCAAGCGCAGAACCTTGGCGAAGCAATACAAAGAAGGGCGCAAACCACTCAATCTAAACCGAGCCTACAGCGGTATGGATGCTCTAGAAGAAACACAAAATCGTTATGATCAAATGAAACGCACCATTGAGTACCTTAACCAGATGCCCGTTGCACAGTTGATGGTAGAAGATATTGAGGCGGACGATGTTATAGGATACATTTGTCATATGCCATCGCTCAAAGAAGACATAAAGATTATTGTGTCGATGGATAAAGATTTCTATCAACTGTGCGACGACAAGACGGTGATCTATAAACCTATCAAGGACATCTTCTTGAATAAGAATCGAATCCTTGATGAATTTGATATTCATCCTAATAATTTTGCCCTGGCCCGAGCCATTGATGGAGATAAATCCGACAACCTTCCAGGCATTAAAGGGGCTGGCATGAAAACGATTGCCAAAAAATTAAGTTTCTTGCGGGAAGAAAAATCTTATACTCCCGACGAGGTGTTTAAGTATTGCAGAAGTGATGAGACTGGGCTCAAATTATATAAAGATATTTTAAAGGAGAAGAAAAAAGTCGAACTAAATTATAAATTAATGCAACTTTATTCTCCCTCGATTTCTGTCAAAAATTCAATACACATAAAAGATACAGTGGAACAGTTTGCTCCTACCCTCAATAGGACCGAAGTATTGAAAATGATGGCAACCGATGGCATACATGAATACAACTGGGAACCATTATTTCAGAAATTTAGATCGTTTCTTGCCGCCCATCGAGACTATTTACTCCGTGGTACTTAATAAGACTTGACACTTTTGAACCACTCTTATACGCTTACAGAATATTCAGGAATCGAGACTTATAATGACCTTAAAAACCGACACCCCCTCATTTTCAAAATATGGCAAATCCTTTCAGGAAAAACTAGCCTTTCTTATATTAGATGATCGCGTCTTTGCTGATCGGATGGTAGAAGTGTTGGATGTTGAGTTTTTAGAATTCAAGCATCTGCAAGTTTTTGTTCAAAAAATATTCAATTACAAAACAAAATACGGGACACAGCCATCGACAGAAATAATGAAGACGATTGTTAGATCCCAAATCGAAGACGAAAATGAAACACTTCAGAAACAAATAAGAGAATATTTTGCTCACGTATTATCTGATATTACCATACTACAGTCAGCGGAATTTGTAAAAGACACCGCTTTGGAATTCTGCCGTAAGCAGAAGTTACGAGAGGCGATGATAAAATCATCTACACTCCTCCAAAAATGCTCTTTTGATGAGATTTCTGTACTCATAAATGATGCGTTGAAGGCTGGTGCCAATGCAGATTTTGGTTACGATTATATCAAAGATTTTGAAAAAAGATTTGAACTTAGTACCCGCGAAACAATCACAACGGGATGGGAAAAAGTAGATCAGCTTACTGGTGGTGGTGGTGGTCGAAAAGAACTAGGTGTTGTAATCGCCCCCACTGGCGTAGGTAAGTCAATGGTGCTAGTTCATCTCGGCGCAACTGCCTTGAAAGCCGGAATGACCGTTGTTCATTACACGCTTGAGTTGGGTGATACTGTCATCGCTAGTCGTTACGATTCTTGTATCACAGGAATTCGTTTGAATGAAGTCAAGGATCGTAAAGTGGACATCAAGAAAACTTTAGATGGTCTAGATGGAAGCCTGATCATAAAAGAATATCCTACAAAAACAGCTACCACGAATACCATTCGGGCTCATCTGGAAAAACTCAAACAACAAGGCATGAATCCTGATATGATTATTGTTGATTATGCGGATCTGTTACGCACATTGTCTGCGCGTAAAGAAAAGAGAGAAGAATTAGAAACGATCTATGAAGACCTCCGTGCAATTATGCAAGAAAATAATTGTGTTGGATGGACAGCTTCTCAAACTAACCGAACAGGGCTCAACCAAGAAATTATCACCATGCAAGCGATCTCCGAGGCATTCAATAAATGCTTTATCGCGGACTTTATCTTCTCTGTTTCAAGAACATCAGAGGATAAACAAACAAATGGTGGAAGAATTTATATTGCCAAGAATAGAAACGGACCTGACGGCTTGGTGTTCTCTATCTTTATGGACCCGGCAAACGTTGATATTAAGGTGTTAGGGAAATATGAAAATGATGCGGCATCATCACCAGCACTTTCAAATGAAGAACAAGTTAAATTTATGCTAGACAAATACAAAAAATTAATAAAGGGGACGAATTAAAAATGGACATTTCAAGCAAGATCTTATCAGACATAACTGTCTTTATGAAGTATGCGAAACATATTGAGGAAAAAAATCGTAGAGAAAATTGGAAGGAACTTGTTGGAAGAAATAAAGAAATGCATCGTAAAAAATATACGATGCTTAATGGAGAGATAGATGCGGCATATAAATATGTGGAAGACAGGAAGGTTCTTCCCTCTATGCGTTCAATGCAGTTCGCGGGGAAGTCAATTGAAATTAGCCCTAACCGTATTTATAACTGTGGCTATTTGCCTGTCGATGATTGGCGAGCTTTTAGTGAAATTCTTTTTTTGCTTTTAGGTGGAACTGGTGTTGGCTTTTCAGTACAAAAACATCATGTAGAAAAGTTACCTGAGATTCGCAAGCCCCGAGCAGATCGTAAGCGTCGTTTTTTAATTGGTGATTCTATTGAGGGGTGGGCTGATGCCGTTAAGGTATTGATGCGCTCTTATTTTGAAGGAACCTCCACAATAGATTTTGATTTTAGTGATATCAGATCGAAGGGCGCAAGGCTTGTAACCTCTGGTGGTAAAGCTCCTGGTCCCGAACCACTAAAGACTTGTATCCGTCAAATCAAGGGCATCCTAAACGAAAAGAACGACGGTGATCAGTTGGAGCCAATTGAAGTTCATGATATCGTTTGTCATATTGCAGACGCAGTTTTGGCAGGGGGCATAAGACGTGCTGCTCTTATTAGTTTATTTTCAGCGGACGATAAAGAAATGATTTCTTGTAAGTCTGGTAGTTGGTGGGAAACAAATCCCCAACGGGCTAGAGCAAACAATAGTGCTTCCCTTGTAAGGCATCGCATACGAAAGAAATTTTTTAAAGAACTCTGGCAACGCATACAACTTTCTAATTCAGGAGAGCCAGGAATTTATTTTACTAATGATAAGGATTGGGGAACCAACCCGTGTTGCGAAATTGCCTTACGACCTTTTCAGTTCTGTAATCTTTGTGAAGTAAATGTTTCCGATGTAACGAGTCAAGAAGATTTAAATGAGCGAGTGCGAGCAGCATCTTTCTTGGGAACACTTCAGGCTGGATATACACAGTTTCATTATTTGAGATCTGTTTGGCAACGAACCACCGAGCGCGAAGCATTAGTTGGAGTGAGCATGACTGGTGTGGGCTCTGGTAAGGTACAGCAATTTGATCTTGAAGAAGCCGCACAAATAGCAGTAGAGGAAAACAAAAAGGCTTCCGATTTGATTGGTATTCGCTCCGCAGCAAGAGTGACTACCATTAAGCCAGCAGGCACATCTTCTATTGTTCTTGGTTGTTCTAGTGGGATACACGCATGGCATAGTGATTATTATATTCGTCGATTGCGCGTAGGAAAGAACGAAGATATTTATCACTACTTGTCAGCAAATCATCCAGAGTTAGTAGAGGATGAGTATTTCAGACCACACGACACGGCTGTGATTTCGGTCCCTCAAAGAGCCCCCGAAGGAGCGATCTTGCGTGATGAAACTGCCATACAACTTTTGCAACGAGTGAAAGGATTTTCAGAGAAATGGATTCGTCCGGGCCACAATTCGGGAAACAATACCCACAACATTAGTGCGACAGTTTCTATCAAAGAACATGAATGGGACGAAGTGGGCGAATGGATGTGGAAGAATCGTGAATTTTATAATGGACTATCTGTTCTTCCGTTTAGCGGTGGAAATTATGTCCAGGCACCATTTGAAGATTGTGATGAGGCTACATACAATAGTATGATCGACTCACTAAAGGAGATTGACTTAACAAAGATTATAGAAGTGGAAGACAATACTAATTTGTCGGGGGAAGTGGCATGTGCTGGTGGTGCATGTGAAGTTAAATTTATCTAAACAAAAAAGGAAATAAAATGGCAACAATAACGATTACAGAAGAAAAGAAAAGGCGCGTAACGGCTCTCATTAGGTCTTATCGAGCTATCGACGGAGCAATTCAGCCCTTTCAAGATCAGCGTAAGGAATTACGCACCGAATATATTGAAAACCAATGGCTCACTAATAATGAGATTTCATTAGTCAAAAAAGCTTTTAACGCTGTGAAGACAAAGGTAGATTTAGACGACTTGGGAACTTTTATGGAAATCGTAAAGAAGGAAATACCGGGTGTGTAGGTTCAAGCCGTTTAATAAACACCTGCTTATCCAAAAAATACCGCAGGCAAAAAAACCAGATTTGAGCCCTGTTCTGATTCCTGATGGCGCGAGCGTCGGCGAGCCGGAAAGATATGGTTTAGTTAAGTTTGTTTGTGCCGCTAAAGATTGCGATTTGTTCTTAAGAGATCTTAACCCCGATCAACCCACTTGGGCAACACAAAGAGGAACGATGGATGATGTATTTACCACCTCGGCAAAGAATAACGGAAATGCCTCACTGGTGGTAGATACGTCTATGATCGAAGAAATAAAAATTGAGGATAGCACATTCAATATAATTCACCAAAATTATGTTGTTGGTGTGATTGACGAATAAGGAAAAAGTATGAAAAAAATATTTTTAACAGATTTAAAAAAAATGATTGGGGAGGCTACCGATGCATTTTCGGATCACGGCAC